AAGGCGAAGTATGATTACGGTAAATCGACGTGTCGAGCGCCAGATTTCGAGACGTGGTGTGTGGACACAGCCACCGACTGTGAAGCACGCAAGGCGAGAGGTGAGTGTGACACGAATTATTGGAAGAATTGGATAGAGTGTAAGAAAACGTGTGAGGTGTGGGGATGTCAAGCAACCAATTTTGGCACACACAAACCCGACGATGATTACTGGTATCGCAACTGGGTCGATGGGAACGAACAAAACAATGCCTGGAAAGATTCTGCCAGCGGGACATTCAAGCCAGATTGGTGTTCCTATAGTGGTAGGTATTGTAAATTCGATCCTAGGCCAGGGTATGACGGACCCGGCAAGGACGGTGTGATAGAACCAGGTTATTACTACGGTTTATCATCATTTCAAGGAGGCATATAACGTGATTCACTCCCCGAGGATGTGCGAGAAGGAGCGTTTCATTGGCAATCTACAAAGCCAAGCATTAAAGCGATCGAATAGGGTCATCGTTTTAATGTTTGTGAATGTTATTTTTAGAAAGGAAAACTTATTCTTCCATGATCGGGCAGCATCGACCCTTGGTGTGGAAATTGTCGTTCTCTTCGTCGTACACAAAGTCCAACTTGGTCAGGGCTTGGGTGTGAGTTCGGCAACCCAGCTGGTTCAGGTCCATGCCCGCAGTCACACTGAGGGCCGCGGGACGCTTTTGTCCATTACCCAAATCCACGGAATCCGGTGTATGTACCCCGGACGGTCGTGGGTGTTGATAATCGTTGAGGTCGTAGCAGCCCTCGGTGTTCAGTTGGCGTCCACACTGGTAGTCGATCTTGAGCTTGTTCCCGACTTTTTTAATCTCGTACCCGGCGAGGGCCTTGTTCCCACAGTCCATCTTCCACTTTTTCAAACGATTGACCCAGTCGCCCGTGTCGTCGTCAATCTTGATGGACGCCGTGCTTTTAATCTCCGGTTCGACAATCGGCAAACCTTGCAAACACGCGTGCTCCATCTGGTAGTTCCCGTTGCGTCGCCAGATGTGCGTTCGCTCTTCATCCGGTACTTCTTGATCTTCCTCGTCAGTCGCTCTGTACCAGTGCGAGTGCCATCTGTGGAAGTACATCGCGCCTTGAGGACCACACGTCATCCCTCGATTAGCCAAGAAGGACAAGTCCCCATTGGCGTGCGCACCCGAAGACGCGGTGATGCTCGTGTCCGTGGACCACAACTGCGCACCCTGCCACGTCGGTTTCCAGTATTCCTTGAGAATGCCATACTTTTTCATCAACCAGTTCTCAACCTTGACAATCTCTTCTGTGGTCAACTCTCTGTCGTAAATGACCATCTCCGCGATCCCCCACTCCGAAGTTTCGCCCGTGCCACCCCATCCACCGGCGTACGCCTGACCGTAATTGACGCTCACTTGAGTCGGGGTGCCACACGCCCCGTTGGTCAGACCGCTGCGCTGAATGCCATTGCGTCGCAGCAAGGTCTTTTGGTCGGTGTGTTGGAGCCATTGATGTTTGTACTTTTGAGTTCCATCCCAGTGGGCCATTGTATAGCACGACTCACGGTGCGCCATACCGGTGTGCCCGGCGTGGAATCCACTCAACCAGTTGGTGTCCGTACCGTCAAAGATGCGCGCTTGCTTGGCGTTGTCATCGCTCATGTAGCGCGCGATGTGGAAGAAAGTGAACTTCTTACCCGTGGTGATGGCGGAGGTCGGAATGCGGAATCCATCCTCCTGGTAGCCAAAGACGTAGTTGAAGTTGAAGTCACCGTCTCCCTCCACCTTCTCCGGATTCCCTCGGAACTCTGTGATGTCATTACCCTTTCCAGACTTGTCGGCCCACTTGGGCCCGTCCATTTCGTAACTGTCGGCGTCGTACCACGCAACCAACCCCTCGATCGTTTCCGGTGAGGCGTCGGGGTCCTCGTTTGTCAAGGTCACGCCCGTGGTCGTCGATTCATTTTCGGGCACGAAGTCCGCTTGGTCCCCACCGGAGTCTTCAAGTCCCATCGCAGTGGCTTCGTTTCGTCCTATATCCTCCGGAGCGATGTCTTCTGGTGCCGGGGCCGGGGCTGGTGATTTCGATTTCATGGTCATGGCCGCCAGTACCACGGAGGCGATGACTAATATTACAATAACACCGGCTATGATAGCTGTGGACATGATGTATGCTCAGATTTTTTTTCCTTACACGTCCTCGAGTGCGCAGCACGTGGCCTTGTAATCGAACCCTTCGCCACCTCGGGAGGCATTCGATATCAACTCAAGCTTTGTCAAAACTTTCGGGTGGCACGTGATTTCCTTGAGGTCCAACCCTTCGAAGAGGTTATCGGCGTCCGCCTTGGCCCAATTGCCGTGTTGGAACCCGTACTGCTCTGTGCACGACCTCTCGTCCGTCCCCGCCGCGGAACACTTGTATTCGGTCTTTACCTTGTTCCCAACCTTTTTGAAGCGGAACGACTGAATGGGTTTGTTCCCACAGTCCAAGTCCATCAACTTCTTCATCTTGTCCGTCCACACTCCACCTTCCACGGGCACAGACGGCGTGTTCTTCGACGTCGCCTCACCGGCGTCGAGGGTCGTTCCAAGCTTACACCCGGTCTCGTAGTAAAACCACGTGTTCGGGATGTGTGACTCAGTCGTCGCGTCCCACGACTTGTGACGGTGCATGCGCGTCATGTACATGGCCCCGTTGGGACAGGACGCTCCGTGATTGTGGAGTGCAGCGACGTCCATGTCGTTCTCCAAGTTGGCTGCATTGGTCGTCCACGCACTGATTCGCGCGAAGGGACTGATCTTCCACTTGTTCATGAGCCAGTTTTCGATGGACTTTTGTTCCTCACGATTCAACTCTCGGTTGAAGAAGATCACCTCACCGACCAACCAGTCCGAAGCCTCATTGGCGCGAGCCTCGCCATTGTTAATGGACATCTGACTCGGGCGAGCCGCGCTGCTGTTGTGGTATTCACCGCTAATCTGCACACCGTTCACGTTGAGTTGGTGCTTTTGATCGGTGTACACCTTAAATTTTGTCGGGTCGTTACCAGTCCATGGAAAGGAGACCCACCCTGAGCCAGTTCTGTGGGCGACGCGGTCCTGTGAGTTCCACAGACCACTCAGGTAGTTGTTATCGACACCGTCGAAGACTCGACCCATAGAGCCACCTTCGCTGTACTTTGTCACGTGGAACAAGGTGTGTGGCTGGGCCGTGGTCATGACGGTGGTTGGGAATCGCAATCCGTCCTCGGTCGAGCCGACAAGAACCTTTCGACCAGACACTTCGTCCGTGTCCACAACCGGGGCTCCGAGGATCTCCGTGACGTCGTTCCCGTTCCCTGATTTGTCCATCCATTTGGACTCCCCTTCGTCCCAACTGTCACCGTCGTACCAACCGACCAAGCCGTCGATGGTATCCGGGGATGCACCTTCTGATTCAACTTCACCTGCAAAGTCCGAGCCTTCGTCACCTGCTCCAATATTCAATTCATCGGGTGAGCTTTTGTCCACGGTCGCACGTTGCACAGCCTGATTGGCCAAGTCGTCCACCTTTGCTTGCAAGGGGTTAGACTCCGCCGAGGTCGGTGATGGGCTGGGACTACCACTCATTTTCAAGAATACAGCCACGAGTACGCCTAAGCAAATGAGAATCACGACACCAGCGATGGCGGCGCCCTTCATTTGTATCTGCGTAGATTATTTTTTTTATTCGTCCTCGAGGGCACAGCATCTGAATTTCCACTTGAGCTTGCCTTCATCATCGACGAGTTCATTCTTCGTGATGACCCTGTTCGGTCCACAGTCGGGTCCGTTGAGGTGAAGCGCTTGCATCATTCCAACGTCCTTGGCGTTTTCATCCGCTTGTAAACCGTGCCCGACATCCTTCGATTCTTCCCGACACGAGTTCGGGTTCACGCGGTGGCTGCTGCAACCATACTTCATCTTGATTTTGCGATCGCTGACGTCTTCCCACTTGATGTCGTTCACCGGTTGATCACCGCAATCAAAATTGAAATTTTGATAGCTCTCCCACCATGGCTTCTCGCTGTCATATTCAGCAGTCTTGGTTTCTTTGTACTCAATCGACCCGTTCTTCATTCCGTTGACGCAATACATAGAGAGGTTCCTGTTACCGTTCGGCACCCAAGCCTCCTCTTCTTCGTCGTAACGGTGATGCCTGTTCATGTGGATGTTATACGCTGCACCTTCCGGGCCGCACGCGTTTCCGATTTGGTCGAGATTTCTGAGCCCTTCACCTTTGGACCAGATCGTGTGCATGTGAGTTGGTTGGCGCACGGGGCGACGGAGACCCCACTTCTTGAGGAGGTAGTTCTCGACGCGAACCATGTCGTCGATGGACAACTCACCGCGGTAGATGATCACTTCACCCACGTTCCACGCCGTGCGCAAACCTTCGTCTTCACCCGCGTTGATTGTGAGCTGGCGAGGGATCGCCGCTGAGTAGTTTGTGAGACCGGTGCGATTCACCCCGTTCCATCGCAGGGTGTGTTTCTGGTCCGTGACGACATTCCAATTTTTGAGATCTCCTTCATTCATGCGATTCCAGTGGGCGACCCATCCACTTCCGGTCCGATGCGCCGTTGCAACAATCGGGGTGTTATCGTGTGCAAAGTATCCAGAAACGAAGTTGTTCGTCGTCCCGTCGAAAATGCGACCGAATTGATCGGTAGAACCGAAGCGGGCAACGTGGAAGAGGGTGTACTTCTTTCCCGAGGTCATGGTCTCGACCGGGAACTTCACACCGTCATCTTTACCTCCCGCGAGGTACTTGAGGTCTGAGCCTTCCTGGGTTTCGACTTGGGGTTCACCGTTCACCTCCGTGGCGGTGTTATCTTGGCCTGAGAGGTCGCCCCACTTGTCCCCCTGCCATGAGTCGGCAGTGTACCAACCAACGAGGTTGGCGATATCTTTGGGAGACTCCACGATGGGAGAACTGTCTTGGATGACTTCGAAGACTGCACTCGACTGGTCGATTTCTTCATTCGCATCAAACTGACCGGCGACCGTGCGCGGGTCATTCCTGGAAATCTCTTCTTCGGACATCGCTGGCCCCTCGAAAGTTGGCAAGGCGGACGGACTGTCGTCCCCTCGCATCATAAAGACGGCGATGAGAGCGCCGGCTACGACGACCGCTATAAAAATTACAACCCTGCGATCCATGTTTGGTACTAGTTTTAGCACACATAAAAAATAAGATGGTTGTTAAAACAGATGAACGTCGACGTTTACACCGACGGGTCATGCCTTAAGAACCCGGGTCCTGGTGGATACGCCGCCGTGGGTCCTGGGTGGGAAATCGTCGGTGGTGCCGCACACACCACGAACAACGCCATGGAAATGACCGCCGTGTGCGTGGCCCTCGAGCGAGCGGCCGAACTGTGTATGGACGAGGTGACCATATGGACCGACAGCCAGTACGTGAAGAACGGGATCACGTCGTGGATCGATGGGTGGAAGAGGAAGGGGTGGAAGACATCCACAGGCGCACCCGTGAAAAACAAGGAGTTGTGGATGCGAATGGACGTTTTGAGGGCGCGTCTCAATGTGAAATTTAAGTGGGTCAAAGCTCACAACGGTCATCCCCTGAACGAAAAAGCTGACACCCTCGCCCGCGACCGCGCTAAATTATTTCTGAAGCAGTCACAAGTGAAAGTGGAATGATCATCACGAACGAGCGTGAGTACTTCCACAAAAAGTCGGAGGACCTTCTGCGTTCGTGGAGGGACAAGAGTGCGGGTTACAGATGGCTTCACAACCACGCCCGTTTGCACTTCGAAAAGATTCACGATTGGTTGACTTATCCGAGCATTATCATTGGCGCGCTTTCAGGCCTTGGCGGGTTCGCATTCCTCAATCCCACAGGTGGTGAGGTTCCCGACGAGGCGCGTAATTTTCAAATAGCCTTCGCCACCTTGAACGTCATCGGTGGCATCCTCACGAGCGTGTCCAAGTTTAGTCAGTCGTCGACGCTCATAGAGAGACACTCGACCGCCTCGAACGCGTACAGCAAACTCTACCGGTCCATAGACATGGAGCTGAGTCTCGAGCCCGAGCACAGGGAGAAGAAGAGTTACCACGAGCTGGTGCGCATCTTCCGTGAGCAATACGACAAACTATTAGACGACAGCCCAGATGTGCCGTGCGTATCCATTCTGGCATTTCAGGATAAGTTCAAAAACGACACGAGGGCGAAACCGGAGGTGACGAACGGGTTGTCACCGGTGATAAAGGACGAATCCTCGACGCTTTTGACGGTCCTGAACAAGTGGAAGGGCGCCCTGAGTCGGTCTAACTCCGAAGAATTTGAAGGAACACCGTCACCAGTATCAACAGTGTGAGAAAGTCCCAAGTCGTCATCTCGTACCCGATGAGGGGCACCCTGAAAAGTTTGTACGACATCCCGTGACATAGGTTCTTTTCACCCCTGTTCCCGCGGATGGCTCGAAGCACGGACGGGCACGCCTCCTTCTTCCTGTTCGTGCTCTTGTCCTCGCTCATCACGGAGTCTTCGTCGGTCCAGAAGCTGTTTTCGTCGTCAATCACCTTGCGGAAGCCATTTCCCATCCGGTTCGTCTCTAAATCGAATTGATCCTGGAAACGGTGGTTGACAATTTTCCGCGCACCCTCTTTGGTGATGAAATAGGCCGCGGCCGATCCGGACAAGGGTAGGGGTTTTCCTCGCGGGCACAACCCGTCACAGTGCAAGGACAGCATGTCCCAGTCACCCTCGCGGTGCAGACGGGCGTCGAGTTCGCGGCGATTGGTGAATTTGGGGTAGGCGTCGTCTTCCAGGATGAGGGCCACGTCGTTGTCGTCGTGGTGCAGGAAGTGCTCGATGGTCTTAATGTGACTGTAGCAGCACCCCATGTTGGATCGAGGCATCGCCCACTTTGCGTGCGGGAGGAAGTGCCTGTCCATCTCGTCCTCCGTGATCGCCTCGTGGCGCCACCCAGACACACGCACGGGGTAGATGTCCAGGGCGAGGAGGGCCGACGACTGCGCCTGGTACCTTCCCGGCTGGTCGTCTAGATTGATGACGTAGGTCGTGAAGGCCATTTAAGATATAGAAGAGATATATTATAACCATGAAGTGCCCGTCGTGCGACGCCAAGTGCTGTTTCACGGATTTGATGGATTGTAAGAAATGTGACAAGGAGGTGTGCATCGCGTGCCGTCTCCCGGAGAATCACAAGTGTCCGGGGTTGGACATGATGCGTGAGGAGCAGAGGGAAAAACTCAAGGCCCAGCTTGAATCCACCAAGCCCGAAAATAATCTCCACTTTTAATACAGATGAAGGCACCTCCTGTTTTGCCCACCCTTATGGTGGTCCTCGGCTTCTTAGGTCTCTATAGGCACACGGGGATAAACTACCTTCCTAACGGAGCGAAGAAGATTTTAGATGGGCCATTTTTATATGGATTAGTCATCTTATTTCACAGTATGTACGGGGCGAGTGGCATGGTTGAAAAACCCAAGTTCATTGGTGCGGTGCAAAACAACAAGTTTTTCAAGTGGTTTACACTTCTTTTGTTATCGTACGCGGCGGTTCGAGACCTCGAGGACGCCCTCTTCCTCACCGTACTCTTCTTGGGCTTAACACAGATGTCACGCGATCCTGAAGAGAGAAAGAGACACCCGTACATCTTGTAGGTGCCGATTGCTTCCTCGGTCGCTTGGTCCCGCGCGCGTGTTTTGACATGTATTCCTCGAAAACCTTGCGTTTTTCAGAGTTGATCACGTCATCTCCCGTATTCCCGTGTTTATTCTTGTGGGTGTTGATCCACATCTCAGACCACTTGGAGTTTCGATCTTGGATGTCTCGCATGAAGGCGTAGAGTTTGTCCATTTCATATCCTTGGAACGTCCCATTCAAGATGAAGTACTGGACGTGGAAAAGATCCTTTTGGATGATGGCCGGCGTGGTCTGGGTTCGGTGTTGCTTCCACAATTTGAAGAGCATTGTGATGTGGTTCTTCAAATCGTCGAAAAACTTTCGTTGCTCGCTGGAGGTCAGTTTCGCGATGACCCTTTCTATTTTAGAGTTTTCTTTCTCCAGCGTGCTCAGCGACGACTTCATGATGATGACGTCCTTGACGTTTCGCGAGTCCTTGTGGTCGACAAAAAAACGCGTGAGCAAGTAGTTGGACGCCAAATGGTATATCAGGACCATGTGACAGAAACGCGAGTTGTTTTCAAAGTTCTTGACCATTGTCGCGTCATCCTTGAAATCCCGGAAGAAAGACAAGGTGTAGAGACGGTTCACGAACACGTATTCGCTAGACATGAGCTTGGAGTTGAGCCACTCCCCACCCTTGAGGACGGCACCTTTATTCCGGCGGGTGAATAGGAGCTGTTGCTGTTCACCCGTCAGATCCCTGTATATGCAAATAGTGATGGTGAGATCTAAGAAATAATTCCTTTGATCTTCGGTGTATTGACTGAACAGGTTGCCTTCGAGATCCCGGAGTTCATCCGCGATGTACATGCGGACGGTCTCGAACCTGTGACCCGCGTCCAGGAGCCAGTAGCCCTTGTTACTACCAGAGGACACGTGATTCACGAGCCAGTTTTGGTCGGCGCACATGTTCTTGCAAAGAGAATCGATGTACTCCGCGCGCTCGCGGGTGGTCCACGCCTCCGTCGGATCTCGTTGACCATCCGGGTACATGTACTTCGTGCTCTCACGCTGTTGATCCATGATGATCTGACTGATAGATTTACTCACGGGGCGGCCGACGAGGTTCACGTAGATGTCCTCCGGGATGAGGCCTAGCTTCGTCCCGTTCGATGTTCGTGTCATGGGCCACTGCTTCGTCATGATGCGTCGTTTAATAACCGTCTTCCAAGCTGTCGCGGTCCATGTCCGGGTTTTGGCGGGAAAAGAATTGCCTCTCACCGTGGTCCCTGTGTTGTATTGTACTGGGAAAAGACCTATCGAGGGCCATACAGTGTCGCAAGTCTTTGTAAAAAATCCTCGCACCGCGGGCGATGAGATCTTCCAACTTGTTGTCTATGTGATTGTCTTGGGGGTACAACATTTTTTCAAATTTTTGCATATTGTGGACGTGAATCACGTATGCTTTCATCCCACTGATCCATAAAACCTTCTCCAACCTTCCAAGACGTTCGGACCCCTTAAGGCGGTTGTGGCAGTGGAAGAAGATCATTTCGAAATTGTCGTTGGACTCCCTTATGGCCTCCTCGACCTCTCGGTAAAAATCATCGTTCAGGATCTTGACGTTGTCCTCGACTACCAAGGCGTACTTGGCCCCGGCGTCCCGGGCGCGTCTCCACGTGCTCACGTGCGCCTTCTGGGCCCCTATGGCACCCAGTTGGAAGAAGGTGACGTTCGGTCGGATGAGTTCGGGGCGGTAGTACATCTCCAAACTCTTTTTGAAGTACATCGGGTCGACGTCGTTCTCGAACTCCCTCGCACCCGTGGGAGTGGTCGTGTCCGGGCCGTACACCTGTTCCACCGGGACGTTCGGGTTGTGGTTCTCGTAGAACATCGCCTGCCTGTCTTTGCACTGGGGCATGGATATCATGTACATCTTGTAGGACAACGCGTCCCGACGCTTGTTCTTTAGGAGCGCCCAGGTGATGAGCACGAAGAGGCCTGCGAGCACGAGGATGGTTCGGAACATCTATCATAGTCCGAGATTTTTACTTTTCAAGATTACAACTACGACCACCAAGGTCGTGATTGTTATTGTTCGAACCAAGTTCTTTCCTGTTTTGGGAGACATACCCTTTCGTGGTCACGCACCGGCTGATATTGTTGTCCTTAAGGAAATCACTGAGGGTATGGTCGTTCCTCGTGGTCCAATACGTGGGTCGGTTCCGCTCCATGTACTTCTTAAGGAATGACTTTTTCATCACCAAGGCGTGATTGCACAACAGTTGGGCATTGGTGTTCGTCTTGTGGAGGTTCTCGCTGATTTGAGTAAAGTTGCTGCGGTCACAACTCGCCCAACAGTACCCGAGGAAGAGCACCTCACAGTCCACGCGCTTGAACTCCTCCACCGCCTCGAAGATGCTGGCCCTCGACACTTCGAAGATGATGTCGTCCTCCAACACCATAATGGTCTCGTACCCATTCACGTAGGCGTCCCAGTAAACCATGAAGAAGCTCAGGGCCACTGGGAGTTTAGTCATCTGCCTGAATAACATACGGTTCAGGGGATGGTAGGTCTGCGACAGACGCCTGTAGTCGTCCATGTCCAAGTCGTCGGGCTTTATGGCGTCAAAAAACTTATAACGCACACCCAGCTCGGCCATCTTGCCCTTGGCGTACTCCTTCCTCGATGGCATGCATATGCAGTAAGCCATGTCCACCGGGCCGCTGTCACCCTGCATCAAGGTGAACCTGGACTTGAAGCGGTTGTAGACACCCGTAGGGGAGTGATCCTTCGTGGTGTCGGCCACGGGGACAACCTCTGGGTGACACGCCCTCCTCGTGCCGTTCCACAACTTCACCAGTCGTCCCTCGTAACTCATCTTCTCGCACACTTTCTTCGGGTTATCCCACCCGTGGCGAACGGTGTCCAAGTACGGCCCCTTCTCCGCGCTCTCCGTGACGATGTCCGCACCCTTGGCAATCTTCATCGAACTCACGTACGGGATGAGGTAGTCACCGTTTTGTCCGATGATGTCCCTGTAGTGTTTGTTCACCTCCTTGTAGTTCGGGTCTTCGAAATCCTTGAGGGTCTGCTCGAACCACTTCACCAAGAACGGGTGCTCTGGGACGGGACTTTGGATGAAAAAGTTTTCGAGACACACCAACCCATCCTTGCTGAACCTGTCAGCCTGGAAACAGAAAAACTTTCCACTCGGCAACCATTCGAGGGGTTCGGTGAAGAAGACTGAGGAGTCGATCCACACCCCGCCGTACTTGCGGAGGACGTAAAAGCGAATGAGGTCGGACTTGTGCGCCTCGCACTTGGCCAGGCGGTTGAACCTCTTCAACTCGTGCACGGGGACGTACTTGTGCACGTTGAGGGCGTTGAGGAAACGCACGTCCTTCACCTTACCTATGGACTGCCAGTTCTGGTGACATCGTCGCACAATCTCAGGTGGGATCAGGCCGTGCCAGTACGTCCACACCGTCTTCTCCGTGACTTTTCTGGTGTCCGGCCAAAAGGCTAAGACGTACAGCAAAGCCGTGAGCATCACCAAGAGGATGACCAGTATCATGGGTGCTTCTGGTAGAGCACAACATTTTAATTTGTTCACGCCTATTTCCATTAAATTTTTTAAGACGCCTATCCAATGGACGCAACCGCCAAGGCGACCAAGACGTACCCGACCCTCAAGAAGAGACTTCGATCGACGACCGCTAAAATAGGTAGCGCCTTCACCGCCTACTACGCCTTCATGAGCCCGCAGGCCGGAGTGAGCGCAGCCGTGGGCACCCTCGCCAGTCTCACCTACATGCAATCACTCATAAAGACCGTGGACAACGTCGAGGATCCATCGCACGTACAAAAACAACTTTTCGTCCCAATAGCCACCGCCCTCGTGGAAAACTTTTGGAACACACACGTACCCGATTTCCAGCTAAACTATGGCGTGACCACCGTGTGCTTCCTCTCGTACCAGCTCGCCCTCATGACCCTCCTCTACGACGTAGTGCGTCACATGTTGTTGGATGATGATGATCACACAAAGCTCGAGAAAGAAAGACACGAAGAAGTGTGAATGCGGTGACTACTACCTGGAGGCGCTGGAGAAGGCGCGCGAAGGGCTGGTCGAGCGCGCTCGCGAGATCATGCGGCTCGAAGACGAGGTCGAGCGTCTTCAAGAACAGCTCCAGCTCGCGTGGTCCGTTTCGGAAAATCTCGTGGAGACACAGAGGCAAATCTTAGAAAACGCGCAGGAGAACATACTCGTCTACAGGACCAAAAATTTGTAGGGATGGATGTAATGCTCAAGTATGCTTCCCTTACCCGCGAACTCCCCAAAGTCTTCGAGGCGTGCGTCACCCGCGGTGAACGCGTGATATTGGACTACGCCAAGGAGAATGTTCCACCACCCAGGGTGGACGACGTGCGACGGATGACCGAGCTCATGGTGTCTTCGATCCCGGCGGGTCACGCGTGCGCGCTCAAATTCACGAGCTTTGGCAGTCGAGAGAACGTCGGGCGGGCCGTGCAACACGTGAAGGACATCGTGGACATCGCCAAGGATCGAGGCGTGTCGACGTGTCTTGACGCGGAGGACGTTCTTTACCCCACCCAAAGTTACGATCTCATGGCTGAGAACAACACCTCGGACGATGCGTGGGTGTACAAGACGTACCAGATGTACAGGGTCTCGGCGATGCGGGAGTTGGTTGGTGATCTCGAGCGCGCGCGAGTGGACGGTTTCAAAATTGGTGTCAAACTCGTGCGAGGGGCGTACATTCGCGAACAACCGGGTCTCTTCGACACGAAGCGGGAGACGGACGACAGTTACAACCGAGCCCTCGAGGTGACCCTCACCAACCCGAACGCGCACGCCATCCTCGCGACGCACAACGACGTGTCCTTGCGACTCGCGAAGCGCCACCCGATCAACAGGTACTCGACCGCCCACCTCTTGGGTTTCGGCGGCGAGCCGGATTTGCGTTACGTGCCGTACGGTCGATTGGTCGAGTTACTTCCTTACTTGTGGCGAAGACTGTTGGAGCGTGCGAGTTACAAATCCTAATTAATCTTCGTCTATGTCTGATAGATATTCCTCCGCCACGTCATCGGCCTCGTCCTCTTCCATGTCGAACCCTTCGTCATCAGCCGGTGGGCCGTCTTCCTCCTCCTCCTCGACCACTTCCTCCTCGATATCCGCTTCCTCCTCCACCTTGACCTTCTTCTTCGGTGGTGCCTTTTTCGCCTTCGTCGACTTGGTCTTGAACATTTTCTCTATGGAACTCCTCTTCCCTAAAGCTACCTGTGCCACGTGTGATCGCTCCATCCCCTCAAGGAACTCTTTAGGATAGCCCATGCTCTTATAGGCCGCCACCAACCGTCGGATGGGCGGCTTCTTCGCCTTTGCGTAGAACTGCTCGTGCAGGGTCCACAGACTCGCGTTGAGCTTGACCTTGACGGTGTTCTTCGAGTACGTGAGCTGCACGTACACCTTTTGGTAGTCGTCGACGCGCCCCTGTGGCGCTGGTGATTCTAACGACTTTTTGGGTCGCTCATCCACAAAGTGTTTGAATTTCTCGCGGTCGAACTCGATCCCCTGTTCGTTGTAGTGTCGCTCCAGGGCATCAAGGGCGTACTGACCTTGATAGACGGGTACCTTCTCCACGCCGGCCCACACCGTCTCCGGTGGGTCGATGAGCTCATTCAAGTCAAACTTCATGCGCCCGCCCATGAGTAAAGTGTTCGAGCTCAGCCTCTACGACATGGGCGGCCTGTCTGTTTAAATGGGTGTAGTAGGGTCCGTAGATCTCTATGACCTTCCGCTTGGCGTTGAACCATAAGTAATCCAATCCCAAAAAACGGGTGAGCCAATAGAACCTTTTCCCGGACCTGCCTATAAAGCCATATACCGCTTCCTCGTCATACGAAGAGACGTCTAATTCACTGTAGTGTGAAGACGGTGGATTGTACGGTGCCATGCCTGTCATGAGGTGGGGTGGTGTCTTTAATCCCTAAACACACCGAAGCTGCCATGGCCTCGGTGAATGATGGAGTCAAAGGTGATCTGATACCTTCCCTCGAGTGCGCGCATTCGGTCGTACGATTGGTAAAACTCATCCGACGAAATAGACTCTTCGCACGGTCGGCGACACATCGGACACGACCGATTCCTTTTGAACCACGCCCAAGCGCACTTCACACATGCTCGATGTCCACAAGCCAGGGCGGTGGAGGCGGTGGGCGCGGTGGTGGTATAGCAGATCGGACAGTCAATGCCCCGACGATAAGGACGGCGAACAGTTTCACAATCTTGTGCAGACGTCTCGCGTTCCATACTTCTTTAATCATCAACGACGGTTCAGATGCTGATCTGGTGTGATGCATAACACTGTTTGGTCTCAATTTTTTAAACTGCCTCTTTTAATAATGATCGAAGTCCTCAGGAACAGGGACATCAACCCAGGACATGATGCTGTCATGGCTGACATCGATGACACGATCATCTTCACCTCAGGAAAGATCAATTGGCCGGTCGTGGACATCCTCCACGAGGCCTACCGTCTCGGCTACCGCGTGGTGATCATCACCGCGCGCCCCGGGTTGGATGGCGTCGTCGAGTGGACCCAAGCGCAACTCACCGAGATCGGGGTGCCGTACGACGCGTTGGGGTTCACGGCCGCGGAGAAGAAGATTGACATGAAGAGGGAGATGGGCTACAACTTTGTTCTATCTATAGGGGACATGCCTACCGACCTCACCGGGTCCCAGTACGCGCTCAAGATCATTCCTTAACACTTCCAGTTCTTCCCACACTGCATGCACGAGACGTACGTCGTCATCGGCTCGTCCGCCGATCTCGTCTGTAACTGATAGTACGTGGTCTTCTTCGATTTGCACCGCGCGCACGTGAAAAAGCCGGTGATGTTCTTCGCCTCCTCCGCCAGGGCCTGCTTCCTCATGTCTTTGTGAATCTTCTCCTCCATCACGGTGTCCCACGGACCCCCGCGCCACGCCTCCCTCGGTTCCAAATCGATCACCTCCTTCGATTTGAAACGCTTGTTCAGGATGTCATCCTTAAGGTGTGGGCTCCTCTGGAGGTTGCTCTGGAGCGCGAGGAACTTGTGCCTGTACATGTTGACGAACCACGGATTCTCCCACGACGGTTCGTCGACCTTGTTCACGGTCCAGTTGTAGATCGACTTCTCCAGGTTGACGACGGTGGCATCTTCCTGGGCAAGCGAGAGCAACTCACTCACGCGCTCGACGACGTACGCGCGGGTTGCGTTCATGGTGGTTACCTTGATTGTGGTCTATTTCCTTAAAAATCTTACAACGTCCTACAGTCTTCAAAGTTTTCGGGTGAGCAACGGTCAAACGCACCCGCCACTCGTCGGGTGGGATTGGTGTCGATCTCCCCATAAGCGTACGCCGACTGTAAAGAGCGGTAGGTCTCAACCTTAGCCGCGGTGCCCCTAAAGATCACGAACAAAAGGATGAGCACGACGATGACGAACTCCGTCTTGATAATCATACTATCATAGGTCGGTATTTTTTTTCAAACCCGGTGGGACGTACGCCTGGTCTGAACAGAGCACGGCCGTGGTGTACTTCAGGCTGAGCATGAAGTGGATCTCGGCGAACTGAAGGGGATCCTCCAAGACGCACCCCATCGGGTTGTTCTTAAATTCGCTGACGATGTCATATCGCTCGTTCCCCGTGACCTTGGCCATGCCGTCGCACACGCGACCCAACCACTCGACGTGTGCCTTGTTGGTGGTGTCAAACTTTTGGATGAATTCACTCGCCATTATACACTAGTCTCGCGCTTCTCCTCTAAGACACGTGCACTCGGGTCCACCACGTCCTTACTGACCCACCGGTGCCGCCAAATCTCGCGGATCAGGTGGTCGTTCTTGCTCGTGAAAAATGTCCAAAACAGCTCGCGGTACAACGCCTCTTCCTTGGTCTTGCACGGGTTGTGACCGTTACAGATCGTGCGCGCCACCTCCAACTGGGTGTCGTTGATGCTCTTCTCCCCGCGCTCCTTGAGGGCATCCACCCACTGATTACCCACGGCGTCGCTCATCCCGTCTTTTTGGCGCCAAAGGACGTCTTCTGGGAGGTAGCCCTCGAACGCTTGGCGGAGGATCTTCTTCTCGATGTTCTGCCGCTTGATGCCCTGGTTCATGTTCATGACGTAGTCCACGAACACCTGATCGAGGAACGGAACGTTCAGGTCCAACCCCCACGCGCCGCAACACCTGTCCGCACGGAGTCCGTCGTGTTGATGGATCAAACGGAGGCGGCGCATCGATTCGAACGCGTGCTCCTCGACCGACGGCGCGCGGTTGAAATAGAGGTAGCCACCGAACACTTCGTCGCTCCCTTCACCGGAAAGGATGAAACGACACTTGCTGTTCAGTGAGATGTACCGACACAACAACCACATGGGCGTGGACGCGCGGATCGTCGTGCAATCGTACGACTCGCACGAGTAAATGACGTCCCTGAGGTGCATCATCGCCTCCTCCGTGGTGAATTTCACCTCGGTGTGGTCCGTCCCGAGAAAGTCGGCCACCTTCCTGGCGTACACCAAGTCCGGAGATCCATCCAACCCGATGCTGAAGGTTTTGATCTTCTTCGGGTGGCTCAGGCGCTGCCCTATCGCGGCGATCAAGCTGCTGTCCAGTCCACCGGACAGGAGGAAACCCACGTCGCGCTCGGTCGTCTCCAAACGCACGCGCACCGCCTCCGTGAGCAAGCGACGGATGTCCTCGCGCACGGTGTCACACTTGACGTACTTGCTGATGTTCCAGTACCCTGTGTGGTAGTGGGTGAAGTCGTCCAGGCGGCTGTCGTAGAAAGTCCCCGGTTGGAACACGTGCACGTCCGTCTTCAACCACATGAGGGCCTTGACCTCGGACGCGAAGGCGATGCTGCCGTCGGCGTAGCGGGTGTAAAATAAAGGTCGAACGCCGTACCTGTCACGGGCGGCGATGATGTGCTCACCGTCACTGAAACAGAACGCGAAATCTCCACGGATCCCCTCGAGAGTTCGACTGACGCCCAACTTTTCGACGTTGTAGTGCACGCACTCGCAGTCGCTCGCGCTTTTCAGGGAAGAGGTGTGCAAGTCCTTGTGATTATAAATCTCAGCATTCGCGACGAATATGCTGTTCGCCCGAACGAAGGGTTGCATGCCGGCGTCGGATAGGTCGTTGATGGCCAGTCGGTAAAAATCCATCGTACACTTGCCCATCTTCTCGCGCCGGAACGCATCCGGACCGCGGTGGTTGAGGAGGTGCGCCGGGTGCGCCCGCTCCTCACCGAACGTGCACACGATCCCACACATCTCTTTGTGTTCATTTGTCGTCAATTTTTAAGCTATCCTCCAACCTCTCTATGAATCGGTCCTCGTCGACGTACCCGTCGATCTCTTGACACCGCATGTTCACGCTCTCCACGTTTTCAAAGTTTTCAGAGCTGGGGGTGAACTTCTCTATGTACACGAACGAGAGGTTGTACTCCCTAGCGAGCACGTCTAGATCCTCCCTTTCCAAAGTAACGATCTCCAAGAGAAGTCCCACCTGCTCGGGTGTCTCCCATATTCGCTCGTTCTTCCTCCGAGGGGGGACGTGGATGGGTTTGTTCCCGAACTGAAACGTCGGCCATCGCCCGGTCGCGCTCTTGAACTTCGACACGTACGCCACCGCCTCGTTCGCCGTCGCCTTCTGTTTGAAGGCCATGATCCTCACCTTTTCTTTAGGGTCCGTGCTGGTGAGGAAACCCCTGGAGGTTTTCATTTGCAAGAGGTGGAACTCCATCTTACCTACTACATGAGTTAAGGAAATCTTTAGTGTACTTCACAGTACATGCCATGTTCGGAAGCACCATCCTCCCTAAAAGTGCTGGGCAGTGCAAGCTGCTTCTGGCCCTCCAAGGTGATAAGGAAATCGTCATATGCACCGGTCCGACCGGGTCTGGGAAGACGCGTCTCGCGTGCTCGGTCGCCGTGGATTACATCGCTCGACGGAAACAAGTCATCCTGACCCGACCGGTGGTGGCGTGCGAGGAGTCCATAGGGTGGTTACCGGGTGATCTCCAGTCCAAGATGGCACCGTGGACCAAACCCATAGAGGTCATCTTGCAAGAGCACTGCACCCTGCATCAGATGGACCGGTCGGTGACGGTCGAACCCTTGGGGTTCATGCGCGGAAGGACCTACCAAGACTGTTGCGTCATCGCCGACGAGTTACAAAACAGCACCCCTGAGCAATTCAAGTGTTTGTTGACGCGCTTGGGACCGAACGCGAAACTCATATGCACGGGTGATCTCGCCCAAAGTGACCTGGATCGAAGGAACGGTTTGGAGGATTTCCTCGAACGGATCGACGGCTTAGACTTGAAACACATCGCCCACGTCGACCTCGACAACGCCGACATCGTCCGCCACCCAGCGGTCGCGGAAATCATCAAGGTGTATGAAATATAAAATCTTACTTTGTAGTAGTAATGTACCAAGCCTTCATCGTGGCACTCACCCTATTCGCGATCTTGCTCTTGGTCACCCGTCGACGGGAGGGTTACTCCTCCTTTGCGGACTGGTGGCAGTCACTCTTCCAGGGGAGTGGAGACACAGTCACAAACACGTCCTCGAACCAAAGCCTCCAGCAAAACGTCAAGCGCGTTCAACCGAACAAGACCCTCCCGAGTGGTGTGGGTGAGCACGTGGAATTGGGCGAAGCCACGGACGTCGAGGCGTGTCGACAATTGGCCATCGCCAGCAATCTCAGCAATTTCGGGTTTCGTGATTCGACGACGGGCAACCCGAACACGTGCTTCTCCTTCAACGATAAGGTGATCCTCGAAAAGCGTAAAAAGATTGATTACGGGGGGCACTTCATCGGGTGCACGGACGAGTTGAAGTCCATCGAGGACGGGTGTGGGATCGACGGCAGCAAGCTTCCAAAGGGTCGTTACGTCAAACTCCAATTTCACGATGACACTCACTGGAAGTACGTCCTCACCCCGTGGGAGGTCGAGGTGTACGACCACAACAACAACATCGTGAGTCGCAACAAGCCAGTCACCACCGGTGGCAATCACAACGCGGAATCCATGAAACCCGAGTACGCGGTCGATGGGAACATGGGCACGTTCTGGCACTCCGATCACGGCGCGTCGACGGATTTCATCAAGATTGATCTCGGCAGGGAGGTGCGCATCCTCAAAATTCGCATTTACAACATGAAGTTCAACACCACCGTGTACAATCACGTGACAGTCGAGGCGAGAATGTCCACTGGTGGACCTGATTCCTCGGACAAGGGCGCGTTCGTGACTATCCACGACGCCGAGGATAACGTCGTCCTCACGACCCAAGACATCAAGGACATTGAAGAAATCTACGAGTTCGACATGTCCCGGGGTGATAACGGGACTTTGGTGTACCGAGGCGCGTGCGACGGGCTCAAGGATGACACCCTCGCCAAAGACGTGTCCGTCGACTGTTTGCGCACGCTGTTGAAGTACGAAGGGTGTAACGAGACCGGCACGGTCTGGCCACAAGACGATTACAACGGTTGGTGGAGACGATCACCCGAAGGCACGACCACGGTGTATTGCACCGACGAGAAGAGTGGTGAAAAATGTGGCGCAGGTAACTTTGCAACGGTCAAAAGCGACATCCACGCATGGGCCACGCTGACTGACGATATGCACGTCAAGGGGTGTAAGGGGGGTTAAGGGCATTCTTGCATAAAGACCCATACGATGGTGTACGTCATCCTTCGACCCAGTCCTTCGAAGTGTCACAGGTTCAGGGTTGTCCTACCTTCGAAGCGGGCGATCGATTTTGGGCGCGTGGATAAACCCGTGTACCTGGATCACCATGACCCATTCACGGTCAGGGATGTCCTACTCGAGAGGGGTGCGCTCATGAAGCCAGAGGTCATGGAAGAGACCGACCCGGAAGAGCTACACCGTAAACTCTTGTGGGTCGAAGAAAGCAAGCTCGAAGATTGGGAAGATTTCAATCAAGAAAAATTCTGGGACCGATGGTTGTTGTGGTCCTTCCCGCACACGAATCACGCCAAGCTTTGGATGGCGATGCGTAAGAATGTGCTCTTCATGCCGACGGAGGAAGGGTTTTGGTACGGGTGAAAATGTATTTTTTTCTTCCTCGATTGTATGTGGGAGCATCCCTTCAATAAAAAAAGACGTCTCGAACGTACCGCGTTTTCTCAGGCCATAAATAACAAACTTCCTAGAAACATGGTCAACAAAATCTTCGGCTATAAAGAAATCATGAATGAACTTCCTTCTACACTGAACAATGCACGGCGAAGCAAAATGGCTCATTGGATTGCAAATGCAGCCGTCCCGGGCATGAACTCATCTGATAAACTACGTGCCCTGCGGATAGTTATGAGCAAAATTGGCCATCTAAACTTCCCAATGAACAAAAACAATGAACAACAGAGAGTTCTAGACGTATATATTGATCACTTAAAGTTTGTAAATTCAAAAGAAAAATTGAACAACCTGTTGAGTTTCGTGCAACCGTTTAGTAGTAGATGGGATGGGAAAGTTATGAAAAATATCGGACTTACCCCCTCAACGTTTTTCAACTTGAATACACCCACTCGGCGAAAAGTGCTCAATCTCATGAAAGATATTCCATACACGCAGCGAGAGATCCTCGCGATCATTGGAAACAGACAAGAAATGATCAAAGCCATACGAAGAGATTTGAATTACGTTATAAAGAAGAAACAAAACGTAGTAAAAAGAATCTTCGGGAATGCACCGGCAGTAACCGAAACCAACAGAAAAGTGAAAGAGCGTATTGACAGGGAGTTGCGGGAGGTGCGTAAAAGAAAAAGAAACCTGAACAACATGTCGACGGGGAGTTTAAAAAAGCTGGCGATCAATGGTTTTTGGAAAAAACCCTAAAGGTACGGATTCAAGGGGCTTAAAGAAAAATCCATATAAAGAAATATCCCCACCGTTAGCTCAGTTGGCAAGAGCAACTGACTGTAGTCTCGAAACTAAATTCCACGGTCATCAGTGGGTCACCTGTTCGAATCAGGTACGGTGGAGACCTTCCGTCCTAGCTCAATTGGAAGAGCATGAGGCTGTTAACTTCAAGGTAGCCGGATCGAAACCGGCGGACGGAGATTTTAAAAATGCACCGATTTTTAAAATCTTCCCCTCTACTATATATGTCTACGGCCATCATCGCACTTATGGTGATTTGCTGCTGCTCGTCGAGCGGCACTGGTGCGATGTTCGGATTGGGATATGTTCCCCAGACCGAACCACACTTCAAGCGACTTTCGGGTTCAAACGACTTGATCGAAGTGTCGAACAAGATCAAGAAGAGTGGCACGCAAGACGACTGCGACAAATTCGCTAAGAAGTTTGGCAAATATCTGGAGAAAATCAGAGAGTACAAGGAAGACTTTGGTGGTTTTTGGACACACGATATGGGATTCGTGAACTTGGACCCACAGGATGGTGATGATGACACCACCATGGATGAATATTTGGAGGAACGAGAATTTGAAAACGTATTGAACAACGGAACTGTCATGTGTCGTCCGGACGCTTAAATTTCCATGATTACCATATATGTACAGTCGTTGGTTGAGTAAACGCATCAGTGAACAGGAACCTCCCAGAGAACCGAGCCCGGAGCCAGAGCCAGAGCCAGAGCCCGTGCCGGAACCCCTACAGGAGCCCGAGCCTCCACGTCAGCTAAAATTGGCCCTGTTGGTTTTAGCTGGTGGTGTTTTATTAAGAAAAATGTCACGCTAAGGTAACATGATCTTCCAGATCGTTGTCTTCTTAGTGCTCATCTTCTTGGTGAGTTTCCCAGCCGGGTACGTCCCGGGCACTGATTTGTACGTCATCAGGGAAAGTGAGGCGGACGTGTTCAGGGCGACTGTCGTGAACTTTGCCCAAAAGGTCAAGGACGGCATGATCATAACCGACACTGGCTACTCTAAATTCAAAGAGATGGATGACGCCATCATGGAACGAATCGCTACGGACAGGACGAAAGTCCTCTCCGTAAAGAAGTTACGGTTTCTGACGACGTCGGACGTCTTGCGTGACTACACGGCGGATCTGGTGGACGACAGGAACCTCATCGTCCTCAACTATTCGTCTAAATGAAACGCACGTTAAAGGTCTTGGCCATGAACCGTTTGGCTTTCACCAGGGACGGGTGACTCCACAGTAACCACCTGGACCAGAATCCGGGCGTGCGCAGTCCCTTCGCGGACCAATTCTCTTTGGTGCTTCGACGCACCCGAAGCATGTGTCTCTGCACATCGAAGACGTTCATGTCTGACACTTGCCCTCCGTGGCGTTTGACGTACCTACGCATTCGATGTGGATCACCGTGCAAAGTGTAATCACTGTACCCCTTCGCTCCGAAGTGCACCTGCTTGCCGTCATCAAAGGTGACGCGCCATTTGTGTGTCTTCTTGGGACTCCTTTGGAGCTTGACGTTCATCATGCTCTCGCATGAGATATTTACTTACCACACTTGGAGCAGTATCCTTCCTTTCGCGCTTCCATCTCGCGGTAGACCAACACACCGAGGATCAAGGCCAAGATGGCCATGCCTTGCTTGCTGAGTCTGCGTCGGTTGACGCCGGCGAAGAGGACGACCAAAGCCAAGATGATTTGGTTCGTGGTGAGCGGGAGCTTGAGCGCTTGCTTTTGCGGGGCTTCGGCGGCAAAGTTTTCTTCCATAGGTACTATCACTTTACAAAAAAATTCTCAGTCATCGGTAGATGAGTGCGGTCATCATCATCCTCGCCGTGTTCTGTTTAGTGTGCTGCTGCTCGTCAGTGGTGTCACCGATTGTGATGTTGAGGGGGTACGTCTCCAACACGACGCCGTGGATCGTAAAGAAGTACGACCTCGAGAAGGAGAAGGAAACAATGCGCGATTGCAACAAACTTAACCGCCTGAACAAGAAGATACGCAAGGAGCACACGAGCTTCTTCGATCCTTACCAGCTACAAACGGTGACGAGTGACGAATTCATGGAGGACTACTTCTCTGACGAAGTCTCGAACTGCAACTTGAAGGAAATGCGAACGGGTGAGATCAGTTTGGATGGGACGTACGCGTGAGGCAGGACCGGCACACCGCCCTGTACATGTTCGAGTCGCCGATGAGTTCCAACTCATCACTGTTTATGGTCCTTTGGGTGAACGGACCGGGTGTCCCGTCCCTGCACGACATGCACAAGGCTGTGAGTTTTGTCACCCTATCGGCGATGGGGATACACTCGAGTATCTCCCCAAACTTTCTTTGTCGAAAGTCACCGTCCAACCCGGCCACGATGACCTCCTTCCCGGCGTTGACGAAGCCCTGCACGTATTCACGGAGGTCCGTGAAGAACTGCGCCTCGTCAATGGCGATCACCTCGCTGTTGTGAAAACCTGGCATCCCCGTGAGGTCCTGCAACCGCGCCACCTTGACGCAGTTGAAGACGACGTTGTCGTGCGTCCGTAGGACATCCTCTGGTGATCGAGTGTCTTTGGACGAGTTGACGACGAGTATCTTCTTACCTATGGCGCGCGATCGCTTGAGGATGCGGATGAGTTCACTGCTCTTTCCAGAGAACATCCCGCCGATGATGACGTCGAGGCTCATCCCCCTTGTTAGGTGACATCAAATAAAATTACAAGTGCATGATCTCACGATATCTGTTGTAAGAGTCTTTGTGTATGAAATCCTCCGTGTCCAAGATGTGCTGAACGTTCTCGTACCCAATGTATTCCTTCTTCATGTCCACCGTCAGGTCGTGTGGGTTCCGCGCTTGGTACACGGTGGGTGGACCGAAACACACCTTGTACCCCATCTTTTGTACGATGTAGGCACCGAAGATGTCGTCCATGCGCCCACACTTGTCGAACACGAAGTAGTCCTTGAGCACGCGACTGGAGAGGAGGGTGTTTTGGGAATTGAAGGGTGCGATTTTGCTCGAGCAGTAGTACGTCTTGACGTCGTCGAACACCACGTCTGGTGCGTAGATCATCCGGCACACGGCGTCGATGTCCGGGTCCCCGTTCCAAAGGTTCGCTTGGATGTCGAACACGGGTGCGTCCACCAGTTTAGACGTGTATTCTTTGCGAGTGCTCACGTGTTGCAGTGGGAATCCCCGGTGCCACAAGTAGTTGTTTTTCGTCACAGACAACGGGTCGAAGAAATCACTCGCCGTCGGTGTGTACTCCGTGATCTTCGGCGTCAACGACTCGACGATCGGTGAGCTCGGGTGGGTCCGGCGAAAGACACTCTTGGCGTTCGGTCGAAATCCTTCGTACATCTCACCCCAACACTCGAACGGGATGTTGTCGTCGTCCACCGTGGCGACGACGTCGTAGCCCTCGGTATTGGCGTACACGAAGCCCATGTTCCGTCTCTGAATGGTCTTCCACCCAATCATGTCGCTCAGTGGTTTGTCCAACTTTTCCTGCGCCTCCGGTGAGAGGTAGGTGCATCCTTCCAGACCGGTGTACTTCTCGTGCGGCGTCTTCGTGTCCCCGACGACGATAAAGTCCCACCCCTCTTTTTGGGCGTACTTCAAAGACGCCTCCGTAGGTGCATTGATTGTGGTTGTGACGATCGCCTTCTTCATCTAGTGTGAACACCGTGTATATCTTTAAGCTTAAAAGGGTGACTTCAAGTATTTTAAAGATGCTTCTCACGGCAGTTGTTTGTGGTCGTAACGACAACTACGGTGGTCACCTCTTGGAGTCCGCCGCGTACGCGCTGAACTCGATGTTGAAGTCATTCGATGAGGTGATCTTCGTGGATTGGAACACCGAGGAAGGGAAACCTGTGGTCACCGATTCCTTGGTCTTGGAAAATCGACAAAAGCTCAGAACGTTCGAGGTTCGCCCTTCCAAGGTCAAGGAGATTTTGGGTGACAAACCGGCCCAACCGATGTGTGAGGTCCTCGCCCGGAACATCGGCATCCGTCGTGCCAAGGGTGACATCGTGGTCAGCACGAACATCGACATCATCGTCCCACCGAGGGAACAGTTGGAACTTTTGTTCTCCAAGCTCAGGAAGGGTGACCTCATCACGATGGCCAAGCAGGACGTGGAATTGGAGGAACTTCGCAAGGGGTTCGGGGAGAAAATCGACGTGCAGGAATACTTGCCCCTCCTTTTCGGTGTGTGGCCGTTGCAAAAGCGATTGATGCAACCTCACACGATGGTGAACAAGGCGGTCCTCGAAAAGTACCCGGAGAGGGCGTATCACACCATCTCCAGTCTCATCTGTGCGTGCGGTGATTTCCAAGCCGCCCACAAGGAGACGTGGCACGCAATCAAGGGATTCGAGGAGGACATGACGAAGCGTTTGTACACCGACACGACTGTGCAGTACCAAGTCATCATGTCCGGTGGGTCCGTGTATACGTCGAACTTTCCACCGGTCTATCACATCGAGCACGCGAGGACGAACACGCCAGACTTGCTCAACAAGCCGGATATGAATGCGGTGACGAAAAACGGCGACGATTGGGGATTACAAAATTACTTTGATTGAAACTCGTT